AGCAACGCCAGCATCGCGCGCACCGCCCAGTCGACCGCCGCCTTCCACGCGCTTTTCTTGGCATCGCGCCACGCGCCGAGCAGCTGGCGCAGGTCGCCGATGTCGCCGCGCGCCGCCTCGTCGGACAGCCCGAGCCGCGCCAGCGCCCGCCGCGCCCCCAACTCGCTCGCCTCCTCGATCACCGCGCGCAGCACCGCCGCGTCGCCGACAACGTCGGGCGCACCCGTCCCCGCCAGCGCGACCAACCGCGCCAGCGCTTCTTCCTCATCCATGTCGAAATCTCCCGTCGCCCCCGCGAAGGCGGGGGCCGTTGTCGGCCTTGCGCTGTGCTGCGGGCGGCCCCCGCCTTCGCGGGGGCGACGCTAAACCCCCAGCATCGCCTTCTTCTCCTCGCCGGTCAGCCAGTCCGCCCCCGACACCGCGTGCCACAACATCATCCGCTCCTCGGCGAGCGCGGGCACCTTGTTCAGGTCGACGCGCAGCACCGCACCCGGAAACCAGCCGCGCAGCCCCTGCGCGATACCCGCCAATATTTTGCCCGCCAGCGGCAGCACCGTCAGCCGCCACAGCGCCCGGTTCGCCTCCTTGTAATTGGCGTAAGTCGCGTCGCCCGGCAGCCCGAGCAGCATCGGCGGCACGCCGAACGCCATCGCGATCTCGCGCGCCGCGCTGTTCTTCAGCTCGAGGAAATCCATGTCGGCGGGCGACAGCGACAGCGCCTGCCAGCGCAATCCGCCCTCGAGCAGCAACGGCCGCCCCGCATTCGCCCCGCCGGCAAAGCCCTCGGCCAGTTCCTCGCGCAATCGCTCGATCTGCTCGGCCGACAGCGGCACACCCCTGTCGCCCGGATCATGAACCAGCGCCCCCGAGGGCCGCGCCGCATTCTCCAGCAGCGCGCGGTTCCACCCCGTCGCGGCATTATGTGCCGCGATCGCCGCCGCCGCCGCACCCAGGCACCCCGCGCCATAATGATCGTCGAGCGGATGCGGCGCCTTCAGGTGGACGACCGCGGTCCGCCCCGCGCCATCCTCGGCCGCCAGCACCGCCGCGCTGCCCCCGGCCTTGTAGCGATAGGCGACCGGCCAGCCGCGGCTGTCGGCTTCGACCGTCACCCGCTCGGGCCGCAGCGCAAACAGCTCCGCCGGCGCCCCCGCGCCGTCGGCCAAAATCTGCACATAGCCATTGCCGTGCAGCAGCAGCTGCGCCGCCAGCGTCTCGAGCAGCCCCTGCCCGCCCGAGGTCGCGGCGACCAGCGCCGCCAGCGCCGGATCGCTCGCCTCGACCGCCGCCCCGCCGACCGCCTCGGCGACCAGCCGCACCGAGCGCTGGACGATCGGGTTAGCCAGATATCCCTCGCGCACCTGCGCCTCGAACGACAGCGGCGCGGGCGCGCTCCACGATCCATAGACACGCGACAAAGCGGGCCGCGCAGCATGCTGCGCGGCCTTGCGGCCAAACCAGTTCATATGATTCTCCGTCAGATGAGACTGCCGAACCTTTAACGCCGGCTAAGTTGGCGGGGCGTAGCTCGGCGGCCGGCTTACTACACGTCCGCCCCCCATTGAGATTTTCTCAGGCAGCAAACACCGGTTCAAACGACCAGCCGTAATTTCGATTCCTGGCTTCAGACCTCTCCCCTTGGCGAATCGCCCGGGTGGGGATGCAACGAAGACCTCGCATTGGGGAGCAAGCTTTGCGATGGCGGCAATGGCAGGAGAAAGATCGGTATCTGCCGAAATGACTATCAATCTCTCCGCTTCGCCCCGAAGTGCGTCGCAAACCATATGCACCGCTATTTGAACGTCGGTTTCCTTTTCCTCGTGACCAATCCATGTGGATTGGCACGAGAGGCACTTTCTCGGTTTGGCTTTAAATTTTGCCATGTGCGGGATAGCGCCATGCGCAGCGATTGCGCTTACATAATCGCGATGTCGAGCATATCGCTGGGGCATCCAAGTGGCATATGCGGAGAAGTACTTAACCGTCTTCAGAATTTCGCCTTGCCGGAGCAAAGAAAGTCCGATCGCATTTAAATCGACCCATTTCAGCCATGGCTTATGCAATGCGTCTATCGCATGATAGAGGTTAAAGCCGTCAATATATACTATTACCCGCCGCATCTCGTCAGGCATAAACGACAAAGGCCGGGACTGGAAGCCCCGGCCTGTCTAACAGGATCATGCCTGTTAGGATGATGCATGCCAGATAGGACATATCCTATTAACGTCAAGTGAATTGTATCGTCTCACGATACAATTCAAACCCGCCGCACCCCCGGCCCCGCCGCGCCGGCCCCGCGCAGCAACTCCGCCAAAGCCCACACGCACGCATCCGCCCGATCCGGCGACCGCCCCGGCCCCGCATAGCCGCCGCCGACCTGGAACCCGCAAAGCTGGTCCTCAAGGTCGCCGAACACCCCCGCATGCACCACCTGCCCGCGCTCATAGGCGAGCGCGACGGGTTCAGCGCGCCGCGCCTTGCCGACGCTCGCATGCACCGGCACCACCGGGAGCGTGCAATCGGCCTGCCGCAGCGTGCCCGTCACCATCTCGCCGCCCATATTGCTCTCGGCGACCACCCGGTCGGCGCCCCAGCGCGCCGCCGCCGCCGCGACCGCCTGCGCCCACACGCCGGGCGACACCTTCTCGACGCTCGCATCCTCGATCACCGCCAGCCGGCGATCGCGCAGCAGCGCCGCGACGACGATCCCGCACGCATCGCCTTCGCTCGTCGCCGGCGGATCGACCCCGATCACGACACGCACCGGCTTGCCGACCGCATCGGCATCGACCCGGCACGCTTCGACCAGCGCGCGGCTCCACAGCGCCCCCTCGACATCCGCGAGCATTTCGCCGCCCAACTCCTGCCGCCCCAGCCGCGTCCCGCCATAGTTCGCCAGCATCGCCTCGACGAAGCTCTCGGGCAGGTGCGGGTTCTCGTCGGTCCGCCCCGACGTCTCGGTCACACCCGTCGCCGCCTTCACCCGCCGCATTGCGGCATTGGTCTGCGGCGTCGTCGTCACGACCACGCGCGGGCGCTCGCCCAGCCGCATGCCGAGCATCAGATTGTCCCACACCGCCGTCCCGCGCCGCCATTTGGCGAGTTCGTCGCACCAGGCCGCATGATGCTCGGGCCCGCGCAATTCCTCGCCGGCTTCGGCCGAATAGAGCATCGCCACCGCCCCGCTGTCGAAACGCAATTCGCGCCGCCCCGGCGCCCAGCTCGGCGCCTCATGCGACCGCGCCACCGCGATCAGCCCGCTCGGCCCCTCGATCATCACCCGCTGCCCGTCGGCGATCGTCGCCGCGACCAGCGCGATCCGCGCCCCCGGCCTGTCGCGCGCGACCTCGCTCACCCATTCGGCGCCCGCGCGCGTCTTGCCGAACCCGCGCCCCGCCTGGATCAGCCAGATGCGCCAGTCGCCCGGCGGTTCGCGCTGCCCGTCGTTTTCGGCGCCATACCAGCGCGCGATCAGTTCCTCCTTCTGCGCCTGGCTCAACGACCGCATCAGCCGCCGCCACTGGCCGGGGGTGAATTCGGCCATATCGGCAAAGATGGCATCCGACCGTTCACGCCGCGCGGCGGGCGTCGCCTCCAGCTTCACGCGCCCCCCGCCGCATCGGTGCCGCCGTCCAGCCGCGCGCGGCCGATGGCCCGCTGGCGCTTGATCATCGCGATCTTCTTGAGCAGCACCGCGTCGGTTTCCTCCTGCGTCGCGACATGGCCCGATCGCCGCTGCTGCGGCTTGCCTTGCTGGACGCTGCGGCGATGCAGGCTCAACACCGCGATCGCCTGCTCGACCGTCATCACGGCCAACGGCTCGGCCCGTTCGTCGAGCTCGAGTTCGCCGAGCACCTCCAGCGCCCGGCGCGCCAGCGCCATTTCGAGCCGCCCATAGCCCAGCTCCAGCGCCTCCTGCCATTGCCGCGCGAACTGCGGATCGCGCTGGCGCAGCGCATAGGCGCCGCGCTCGCCCATATCGGCCGCCTTGTGCGCGCGGCTGACGTTACAGCTATGCGCCAGCTCGGCCAGGAAGGCGCGGCGCCGCGCCTTTGTCCATCCGTTGGGCTTCGAACTGCGCCGCTGCGCCGGACCGCCATTATAGGCGGCGATCTCCTCCTCGCCTTGCTCCGTCTCGCCCATGTCCACCTCGCCCCAAACGCAAGTCGGGCCGGAAAGCCCTTCCGCTTCGGAAGAGGCCCCGGCCCGACTCGCAATTCTGCATGATGGCTTACATGTGCCACATCAGCGTGACGATGTCAACAAAAATAACCGATTTGGTTATCGGACAATATCGGCACGCCTTGCAGGCGCGTTACGACGCGTCGTACCAGGCGTCGTCCTGATCGTTCGCGGTGCCGCCGCCGCCCCGCGTTGCGTTAGCAGGCGATACGACATGCAGCTCGGGCGTCTGCCACGTCTTGCGCGTGTCGTTCGGGTTGGAATCGTTGGTCATGACAAATCCCCGTTATAGATGAAGAATAAGCTATTACCGAAGAACGCTTCGGAGTCAATTAGCCCGATGATTCGTTCGATACATCAACCGGCTGGGGACAATTTGCTGGCTCGCGCGGGAAACAACCCTATGCTTGCCTCCGCTTTTGGAATGGGAGGGACATTTGTCGGGTCATACGGACGCTTTGATACGGAATGTGGCGATCATCGGCGGCGGCACCGCGGGCTGGATGGCCGCCACGGCGCTCGCCAAGCACCTGTCGGCGGAAAACTGCACGATCCGGCTGGTGGAATCAGAGGTCATCGGCACCGTCGGCGTCGGCGAGGCGACCGTCCCGCCCATCCACCGCTTCCACAGGGGCGTCGGCATCGACGAACGGGACTTCCTCCGCGCGACAAAGGCGACGATCAAGCTCGGCATCAATTTCGTCGACTGGCTCCGCCCCGGCGCCGACTATGTCCATCCCTTCGGCGGCTATAACATCGACGGCGGCGAATATGCCCCGCGCGGCTTTCACCACCTGCTCCACGCCGGCCAGTCCTTCGACGATTATAATTCCCAGATCATCGCTGGCCGCGCCGGCAGGTTCGGTCCAAAGATCGCGGGCCGCGAAAAGCGCCTCGCCTATGCTTATCATTTCGACGCCGGGCTCTACGCCGCCTTCCTGCGCCAGATCGCCGAAGGCCGCGGCGTGCTCAGGACCGAGGGGCAGGTCGTCGACGTCGAGCGCCATCCCGAAACCGGCTTCATCGCCGCGGTGACCCTCGCCGACGGGTCGCGAATCGCCGCCGACCTGTTCATCGACTGCACCGGCTTCGGCGGCCTGCTGATCGAACGCACGCTGGGCGCGGGCTATGACGACTGGACCCACTGGCTCCCCGCCGACCGCGCCGTCGCAGTCCCCTCGGCGCGG